TGCGTAGAGCAAAGCACCTGACTACTGACTTACAAAGACAGTATTTTGAGGAATTCCAAATACAGTTTCAGCCTGGCGTTGGTTTGCCCACTGGTCAAGGCCAAGACCCTCAAGCCATGCTGAGATGGTCAAACGATGGTGGCTCAACTTGGTCAAACGAGCATTGGGTGACTATTGGCAAGATTGGTCAATATCTGAACCGAGCCATTTGGAGGCGTTTGGGATGGTCAAGGGACAGAATCTTTGAGGTAGCGATCAGCGACCCCATTAAGGCGGTCATTGTGTCTGCAAACCTTAAAGCAAGCGCAGGGGATAACTAATGGCTACGGCAATTCCAAATGCCAACATTGTTATTCCCTATTCAGAATTTCTGGATCAAAACACGGGTCGCCCATCTCAGGCTTGGTTGCAGTGGTTGATGAATCCCAATGTGATAAGTTCAAACATAAACAATGCAACTATTACGGGTGGCACAATCAATAATGTGGCGATCAACAATTCCACCATTGGGTTGACTACCCCCGCAGCGGGTAAATTCACCGATTTCACCGCCCTGAATGGGGTCAAGGGAGGCACATTTTGAACGATTTAGATTTGCCAAATCATGTTTCCCGTGAGCAAGTTGAGCGCCTCCAAGCGGAAATGGCATCAATGCCACAGGCTGAATTGACGACAGAACATCAGTTCAGCCCAGGTATGTATTTGCGGAAAGTCTTTCGACCCGCTGGCACTTTAATTGTTGGCAAAGTTCATAAAGAACCCCACTTTTTTTTATGTGCAAAAGGCGAGATAATCGCATGGACAGAAAGCGGAATGAAAAGGCTTCAGGCAGGGGATGTTGTTGAATCCAAGCCTGGCACAAAACGGGTGACTTTGGCTGTGACAGATGCGATTGGCATCACCATTCACAAAACAGATAAAACCGATCTTGATGAAATCGAAGCTGAATTGATTGAGCCAGATACAACCGCACTTTTTGATGCCAATAATGAAATCAAAAAATTAAGAACTGAAGGGGAATAATATGACTTTTGTAGCAGTAGCAATTGGTGGATCAGCCCTATTGGGTTACATGGGGTCAAGAAAACAAGCTAAAGCCGCAGAAAGTGCTTCTCAACTTCAATATGAAGCAACTTCAGACGCTGCCAAACAACAGCGTGAGATGTTTGACATCCTTAATGCACAACAAAAGCCTTATCGTGAAGCTGGTTACAGTGCGTTAAATCAAATCAATACGATGTTGCCATCCTTTACTAGGGAATTTACATCTGCTGATCTGATAAAAAACTTAGACCCAAGTTACCAATTTATGCTTCAGCAAGGATTGGGGGCTACTGGTCAAGCCATGAATGTCGGTGGTGGCGGCTCTAACGTAGATTTAGCACGACAAAGATTTGCTCAAGAATACGCTAAAACAGGCGCACAACAGGCTTTTACCAATTATCAAAACCAACAGTCAAACATTTATAACAGATTGGCAAGCCTTGCGGGTATCGGTCAAACGGCTCAGTCTCAAGCCAACACTTTGGGTTCAAACACAGCAAACGCATTGAGCCAGTTAGGTATTGGTGGCGCTTCTGCTTTGGGTGCGGGTCAAGTTGGTGCGGCAAACGCAATGGCTGGCGCTTATGGCGGGATTGGAAATGCTCTAACATTGTCAAGTTTGTTGACCCCGCAAGGTGGGGGAGGCATAACGCCAGGCGGTGCAACAGTCATGAACCCTGCGTTAAGCCCCTATTTCACACCTACACCACCGCCAGTAGGCTGATTGGATAAAAAATGGCAGATTTAAGCGTTTCTCCAGTTGCAGCACAGATCAGACCTGTGCCAGGCATGAGCCTTGGTGACATGATAAATGTCGCCCGTGGCGCACAACAGTATCAACAAGCGGCTCAGATCAATCCTTTGGCGCTTCAGCAACAACAACAAGCCACTCGCACAGGCGAGATTGCTTTAAGTGTTGAAGAACAAAGAGACAAAGAACGCAATAACTTGCAGACTTTCTTTTCTGACCCTAATAACTTTCAGACTGATGGAAGAATTGACATTGACAAGATCAATGCCGTTGTTCCAAAGATTGCCCCGTTGACGGGCGCTGATGCTATTAGCAAATTCAGCACATTGGGCAAAGCACAAACTGAAGCGATTAGTGCAAAGCAGAATCTGACTCAAGACCAACGCAATATGATTGGTTCAAGATTTGCAATTCTTGGTCGTTTGGGTGTGCAAAACAGAGATGCTTATATTGCCGAAATGGATTTGCTAAAAAAAGAAAATCCCGACAATAAAGACTTGGCACGATTGATTGATGCCTATAAGGTCACATGGAATGAAATGCCATCTGGCCCTGACTTGCCAAGTAAGGCAATTGCTGGCGCACAGACTTTGTTAAGCCCTGCACAACAACAGACAGCATTTTCTCAGCAAGTGGGAACTCTTAGCACTGGTGAGCAAATCTTCCCAACTGTCACAACCCCTGCGGTTGGCGGTATGTTGCCCCGAATTCAAATGGGAACACAACCTTTGGCAGACATTGGTTTGCCCCCAACAACAGAAGTCATTGACCCCGCAACGGGTCAAAGGCGTTTGCTTGGCCCTGCTTCTCAGCGTGGTGGCGCACCGCTTACAACTGGCCTTGGCCCTGCCCAAACATCCCTTTTGGGTGCAACTGGTACAACTATCGCATCAGACTTTACAAATACTGTTAAAGAAGCCTCAGAAGCGCCTGGTCGTGTCGCCATCTTCCAAAACATTAAGAAGTTTGCGCCCGATGCTTTCACAGGCGTTGGCGGTCAACGCAAAGAATTGGCTGCGGGTATTCTTAACGCCATTGGAATCCCTGCTTACGAAGCCGAAAAAATCAGCACCGAGCAATTGGCAAAGAACTCTGCTTTGTTGACTTTGGCGGGTGGTAATACTGATGCGGCAAGGGCGTTGGCTGAAGTTGCCACTCCCAACAAAAAGCTAGATGAGAAAGCCATTCTTGCCATTGCTGATCAGATGATTGGCATTGAGAACATGAAGATTGCAAGGGCTAATTATTTGACCCCTGTTCAAAATGATGCGACTCAATATGGTCAGCGTAAATTGCAGTTTGATCAGATTGCCGACCCCCGCCTTTTCCAAGAAATGACTGCCCAAGATGTTGCTAAATTAAAGGCTTCCATGTCTGCGGCAGAACAGGCAGAATTGACCCGTAAGATTCGTTTGGCACGACAAATGGGGATTATTCGATAATGGCAACACTTGCTGAACTGTGGGAAGCGGAAGCCCCAGCGCCAGTTAAAAGCGCAAAAGTTCCATCTCAAGATCAAGCAATGCGTGAAAAAAGCCGAATGGATATTCTCCAAGCGGAAATGAAAAGCGCCCAAGAAAGACTTGCCAAAGGCGATGCTAGAGCGCAAAGAGATATTGAGGCTTTGACCCGTGAGATGGGTGGCAAGGTTGCCCGTACACCCGCCCCCGCACCTACTGCCGCACCAACTGCCGCCCCCGCTACAAGTGGCACATTGGCTGATCTGTGGGAATCAACCCCTGCGGCTACAACTAAAGAACAACCCAAAGAGCAAGTCACAGAAGAAAAAAAGCAAGGTGGCACTGCCGTGGGTCGCATGGCGGCTCAATTGCTTGGACAAACACAGAAAGCCAAACAAGAGTTGGGTGCAAGCGTTGCATCATTGGCTGATGTGACTGTGGGCGGGATTATCCCAGGCATTACAGGCCCTGTGACTTACGCTGGCGCACGATTCATTGGTAAGACACCAGAGCAAGCCGCAGCCCTTGAGCAAAAGGTTGTCGGTGCTACTGAGAAGCCATTTGGCAAGTTATTTGGCGTGACCGAGACTCAGGCTTACAAAGGCGAAGCAAGCCGACAGTTGATGGACTTTATTGGTCAAAATATCAACAAAGGTGCTGAATGGATTTCTCAGAAAACAGGCGTTCCTGTTAATGATGTGCAAAACATGATTGGCACTGCAACTGTGGCGGCAGCCCCCGCAGTTAGCAAAGCGGCAACTACCACTGCAAAAGTTATTCAAGAGACCGCCCCTGTTGTGGGTAAGAAATTAGGCGTTGGCGAATTACAAGTTCAACCTACTGCCCCACCCCCATCTGGCGGCATGGTGAGTGCTGGCGCTGCGGTCGTTCCCGATGCCACCACAATCAAGCAAGCCTTGTCTGTGGCGACTCCTGAACTACAACAAGCGATTTCTTCAATTCCTGTTGACAAGGTAAACATCCCAACTTTGCAACGGCACATTGAGGCTGACACATTGCCTGTCCCTGTGCGTTTGACAGAAGGCCAAGCCACTGGTGATGTGGTCAAGTTGTCCAACGAGCAAAACAGGCGTGGCAAAGACCCTGTGTTGGCTCAACGATTCAATGAGCAGAATGGTCAGCTTGTCGAGAATCTTGGTTTGATTCGAGACAAAGCCGCCCCTGATGTGTACGGCACAAAGAAGATTGAGAACAGCCAAGGCATTATTGATGCTTATAAAGAGTTGGACACCAATCTAAACAAAGGGATTGATGCAGATTACCAAGCCTTGCGTGATGCGGCTGGCGGTCAGTTCCCTGTTGATGCCCCTCAATTGCTCAAGAATGTACAGTCAAAACTTAAAAAAGAATTGTTGTCTAACGAAGCACCAGCGGGTCAGTTTAGTGAGTTGAAACGATTGGCTGACAGCAACGCTATGACATTTGAGGACTATTTGTCTCTGAGGCGAAATCTTGGCGCTATTGCTAGAACAAGCCAAGATGGAAACACTCGCAAAGCCGCCAGTTACATGATTGAAGAATTGGAAAAGTTGCCTTTGCAGAAGGAAGCCGCAGCCCTCAAACCTTTGGCTGACAAAGCCCGAGCATCTGCAAGAGCAAGATTCCAAATGCTTGAAAAAGACCCCGCCATGAAAGCGGCTGTAGAAGATTCTGTTCCCGCAGATAAGTTTATTGACAAGTTTGTGGTCAATGGCGTGAACAAAAACATCAACACAATGGTTGAGCATTTGGGCAGAGACTCACCCGCCCATCAGCACATGGCTGCGGGAACTGTCAATTGGTTAAAAGACAAGGCGGGGATTGTTGACGAAACTGGCAATTTCAGCCAAGCGGGTTACAACAAGGCTCTCAAACAATTAGATGATGTTCAAAACCTGAACATGATTTTTAATCAAGAGGCGGCATCCCAACTCAAGACTTTGGGAAATGTGGCACGATATACCCAAGCACAGCCCCGTGGTGCGTTTGTAAACAATTCCAATACATTGGTGGGTGCGCTTGCTGAAAAAGCAAGTAAAGGCGTTGCTATGGGCGTGGAAAGCGGTTTGAACTTGGCTGTGCCAGGCTTGCAGCTTGGAACTTCTGTGATGGAAATGAGAGCAAGACGAGCCGCAGAAGCGCAAACCAAAAAGGCACTTGAAACGGGCGCTGGCACTCAACAAACTGGCAAAAACAAAGTTCAGGATTTGGGGAAATAATGTCTGATATTGATTTGGTCAAATATGGCGTTCTTTGGCAAAAGGTCGAATCTATGGAGGCCAAGATCGACAAGCTAGAAGCCAACATGGAAACCTTGATTGCTTTGGCTAACAAAGGTCGTGGCGGCTTTTGGATGGGCATGGCACTTGTTTCAGGCGTTTCTACTGTTATGGGGTACTTCAGTAGTTATTGGACAAAATGATCGATCCGATCACCGCTTTACAAGGACTACAGACTGCAATCAGCGTAGTCAAAAAGGCCAGTAAGGTTGCAAATGATCTGGCTGGTTTAGCGCCCTCTATCGCCAAGATGTTTGACGCTAAGAGCGTTGCAACAAAGGCGATGCTTGAAGCCAAACGATCTGGCAACAAATCAAACTTAGGCACTGCACTTCAAATCGAGATGGCTTTGGATGAGGCCAAGCGTTTTGAGGCCGAATTGATGCTTTTATTTCAGGCTACAGGCCGTGCGGATGTGTGGCAAAAGATAAAGCAGCGTCAGCAGCAGATGGACATTGAAGATGCACATTTAGCAAGACAAGTCAAGGCAGAAGAAAAGAAAAGAAAAGAAGAAGAAGAAGAATATATGGCTTGGGCGGTTGGTGTTGTTGTGATCGTGATGCTCCTTGGTGCAGTTGGTTGGGGTATTGCTGAGATTCAAGACCTGTGTGCCAAGACAAGGTGTGGTCGGTGAATGAGTACCAAAAGCAATTTGATCTATTCCTCAAAGTCTTTGTCAGGCTTTGCATTGCTTGGTGGGTGCTTGGATTTCTCAAGTTTTTGCCTGACGACTTGTCAGACAAAATCGTGAATAAATTACTAGGAATGATTGGGCTATGAGTGACGAGAAGCCATCAGACGTATTGAGTAAAGTGCTGTCCTATGTGGATAGCCCATTCAAATTATTTGCCCTGATACTCATGGCGGTGTTTGCGTTCTCTGGTTACTTTGTCTGGCAGAACCAAGAACTGCTGATGGGTGCATATAAAGAATCCAAGAAAATGCCAAGTATTGTAGAAGACAGAGTTGAGGATGCTGCCGCCCACTTATTCAAAACCACCAACGCCACCATCGTTGCTATATTTAAAGTAAACCCAATGTTTGGAACTCGAGTGCTATATCGTGCTTATACAAAAGAGGGTAGAGATAAAACCAACGATGGACTTGATGTTGGCCTTTTTACTCAAAACCAATCCAACAACGCTGATGTGATAAAGCTAATGGCAAGTGAGATTCCTTGTGGTGAATACAGATCAGCGCAATCTGAGATGGGTCTTTGGTATATTGCCAAGGGAGTAACCTACACCTGCCGTATAAGTATCCCACCTGACCCAAGCAGATTTGTTGGTCAGATTACTGTGGGGTGGGATAATGAACCTGCCGACATTCAGGTAACAAGAACCATGATGGAAATTGCAGCAACCATGCTTTCAAGGAGCAAACAATGATTGGACTAGACGCACTTTTAAACGTGGGTGGAAAGCCTGAACGGATTGAGAAAACTATCACCGCCATCAAAGAAGCCTTGGCACAGTTAGAGCAGGATGGAAAGTGCAAATACTGCACTCATGGTTGTGCCGCCTGTGACGCTAGGAGACAGTCAAATGTTTTACCTTGAAACAAATCAAACACACTGGCTTGTTTGGCCTTGCCTTGCAGTCGGAATTGATGACGAGCTTTGGATTGGAGTGGGCTGGTTTAATTTTGAAATTGGCTGGCGTAATGGTGATGGTGGCTGGGGAAATGAAGCCAAACTCAAGGAGAAAAACATATGCTGACACTACTCTCAACCTTAATCTCATTTCTGATGGGAGGTTTGCCCAAGATTTTGGAATTCTTCCAAGACCGATCAGATAAAAAGCATGAGTTAAACCTTGCCCAGATGCAGATCACCCGTGAGTTAGAACTGCGTAAAGCGGGGTTTGAAGCACAGGAAAGAATTGAACACATCAAGTCTGAGCAACTGGCTACTGAAAGCGCAGCCAACACTACTCAGGTTTTGATTGGGGCGCAACAGACTGAAATGCAAGCCCTCTATGCCCATGACACAAGTTTGAATGAGGGAACATCCACATGGATGAAAAACCTTAGAGCAAGTGTGCGCCCTGTCATTACTTACGGGTTCTTTTTCCTGTTGTTGTTTATTGACATTGGCCTATTTGCTTATGGTTGGAATCGTGGTGTGCCGTTTACTGAGTTGGCTGAAATGTTGTGGGACTCTGACACCCAAGCCCTGTTTGCATCAATCATTGCTTTCCACTTTGGTGGTCGGGCTTTTGGCAAATGAACATTTCAGACAAGTGCTTGCACATGATTCGCCATCACGAGGGCGTGAGGCAAAATCCCTATAAATGCCCTGCAAAACTGTGGACTGTAGGGGTGGGTCATGTGATGTTTCCAGAGCAAGGCAAACTCAAGATCGATCAGCGAGATGCCTTTGTGCCACCGCCAGAGGCCATGCGAAAACACTCAATGGAGGAAGTTGATGCAATACTTAGGGCAGACCTTACTAGGTTTGAGAAAGGCGTGGCTACTTATTGTCCTGTGCCTCTTACTCAAGGACAGTTTGACGCACTGGTTTCATTTTCTTTCAATGTAGGTCTTGGCACACTCCAGAGGTCAACCCTACGCCAAAAGGTACTTAGGGGAGACATGGAGGGCGCTGCCGAGGAACTTCTCAAGTACTGCATGGCTGGCGGCAAAGTTCTCAAAGGCTTACAAAAACGCAGAATTGACGAGCGAGCCTTATTTCTGAGTTGAGTTCTGCCGTAAATGTTTGCCTGTCAAACGCATGATCCAACAAGATTGGCAAATCCATTTGTGTCCCATATCAACCCCTCCCTCTGGCGGCTTTGTCTCATCACATTTATTACAAGTTCGTAATCTGTGAACAGGCTGATTGCCGCCTAATTCGATTGGGTACATTGCCACTCTCTTTCACTTCTGCCTGAGTTGGATTTGACTGTTTTGCCTGTCAATTCAATCAAGCCCATTATTTTCATTTCGTTGAGCCGCCTAGCAACCTGATTGCTGTCCAAGTTGGTACAAGCTGAGATGCCATCCTTGCCTAGTGGCCCGTGTGTTTGGAGGCACTCCAAAATTGTCTGATGGTGTTGGGTGGCGGCTTCCTTGATGGAATCTGCCGCCTGAAACGATGTTAGGGGATCATTTGCCCTTACTCTTGGGAATTCGGGCATGGCGAAAATTCTCTTAAATGCGTCTTTATAGTCCATGATATTTCCTAAATAGTTGGGCTACTCGCTGCGTCTGTGCGTAATCAGAGGCTTTTGATCGCAACTGGCACAGCATCCGCTTTCACCCGTTAATCAAAAATCGATGTCATCATCCTTTGGCAAGCCTTTGTAGTCCTCTTTAGGCTTTGGTTCATTCATGTATGCCCAACCATTCCATCCACCATCTATCAGCGGAATCATGTCAAGTTTGAGCATCGGGCCGTTCTTGGTCTCAATGACCGAGCCGATGTTTTGATAGCGGGATTTTTCCACACCATCTTTGTTTTTGTATTTACCTGAAACAATGGTAATTTCGTACAGTTTAGACATTTTTTTCTTTCATTAGTTTATTGATTTTGTCATCCAGTTCAGCAATAAATTGGACAATCTCCGATTCAATTAGTCTGATAAACACTTCATCCCGTGGGACTCGACTTACAAACAATTGAAGTTCCTCTGGCAGACGATTGTCAAAAGACACAAAGTCACACCATTTACGCCCTGTGCAAGCCATCTGAAATTGCATCTGGGTGTTGTACTTGCCTGGCACTACTTTTGAAATCAAAGTCTCAATGTGTGTAGCAGTGTTGGGGCATTTAATCTCTAAGAGACCATCCTCACCCACCAAGCCATCAGGAGAAGCGCCAGCCATCTGAATTGTGGTATGAGGGACAAACCCCACTTCATCAACCAAAACATCTTTGAGCGCCTCATAAGCGGCTCTGGCAAGGGGTTCTGTGTCTGTGCCGTGTTGCATGGCAGCGTTGGTGAAACTCTCACCTTTTAAACCTGTCAGGCGTTCACAGATCAACTGAGCCATGTAGTTATCACGGCTGGCGCTGTAACCCGTCTTTGTCTTGGCGATCACATCTGCCACACGGGAAGCGGTGACTTTGCCAATGCGAATGGTGAACCATTCCTCTGTGCCTTGATCCATCATTTCAATCATGATTTCATACCCCTTATGTATGCTGTAAAACTGCCGATTGTGTCTTTGCCAAACGCTGTCATTTTTTCTATTTCTTTTGCCACTTCCTCAAGCACCTGATTGCGCTGTGAGGGTGACACAAACACATCCCAATGGTATGGTTGACCACTTTTCATTTCCGCTTCATGCTCAATGCGGTCGAATTCGTCATCTTCATCTGTTTTCATAACTTTGCCTTTGCTTTATCTTTGGCTGCAATCACTTTGATCTGCCAAGCCTTGTCACCATCACAAGCGGAATATGCGATCTTGTAAGCCAGTTTAAGTTCATCTTGTGTTGTGGCGCTTTCGATAGCCGCAAACAAGTCTGTCATTGTGTCAGGCTCAATGGTTGATTCAGGCTCTACAAAAGAAGGCAGATCATCTCCGCTGTATATGTACAGACCCAATCCATGCAAGCTGAGTGCTTTGGTCATGCAACGCATGATGGCTGTATTGACTGCAAAGGCATCACATTCAACCCGATACTCTTTGCCATATTTATTAACTGCTGTGTAACCCGCAAGTGGAATTGCTTTATTTGAAGAATCCATCACAGGAAGCTGGCAAGTCATTGGCTTGTCAAACATGGTAACTGTGACCCAAACCATTGCTGTGCCGTTAATGTCCATAAAGCACTTGTCACCAAACATTTCAACCTTGAACGAGGCTTTGGGGTCTGCCTTGAGTGCTTCTGCCCATGCCCAAGCCCATGACAGATAAGTCAGATTGGCTTTTTTCTCAGTGTGTTCGTTGACATTCAAAGTCAGTAAATTAGCAATTGACATGATGATCCTTAAAATTTGTATTTAGGGCCACAAGACACTTCAATCACTGTCTCAACTGTGTAGCCACCGACCTTGCGTTTTGCGTACAAGGGAATAGCACGAAGCCCTGATGACTCGCACTGGCGCACAGCATCAATCACTTCATTGCGACCCATCGGCTGAACTTGCTTGTCAACAATCAGGTCTTGATTGGGGGGTGATGGCACATGGCCTGGCATCATTGAGCATCCAGTTGTGACGATGCCGAGAGTGCATAAAAGGGTGAATGTAAACATTTTCATGATTCGTCTTTCAAATAAGTTGTTAAGCGTTTGATTCGGTCTTGGTGATACTCACCCATGCGTTTGGCATATTCTTGTGCGCTGAGAGCCTCTAACAGCTTGCGTTGTGCCATTTCAAGTTCTTTAGCAGCCAACTCTTTTGGTGATGGCAAGCGGAAATAATCTTTGAATTTGTCAATCATGGTCAGCCTCTCCATGCGAGCATTACGCCCCAACCACCAAAGATGATGATTGCCAATGTCCATTCGACAATTGTTGTGATGATCTTAGATTTCATTTTGTTCCTTTAGCATACGAGCGTGATGAATCTTGGCCTCAGACACAATGCGTTCAAATTCAGATGAGGACAGATCGCAAGAAATGTCATCACCCTTTTCGCTAAAGACAAACACATCGTAAATTTCTGCTGAGTTGTGGTCATGGGGCAGATTAAATTCTTCTGGGTAGTAGTCATACCCGACCTTGACTTTCTCAAGGGTTGTGCCATCGTCATAAGTGACAAACTCATCAAAGTGGTAGTGAAGTTTGTAGTCAATCATGGCAACTCCTTAATTAAGAATTAAACGGCCTGTTAAGCCAAAAGATTTCAAGGTAGAAATTGCGTTTTGGATTGCTTCTTTACGAGAATGTCCAAAAAACACGGGAGGGACATTTGTGCCTGGCAAAGCACAATCAAACTCAATTACCCAAGCTGGCGGCACAGTGGCACGAATACGAGGGTTGTATTGTTCTTGTTGAAAGTAGCAATCTGCTTTGAAAAGTTGTGTCATATTGACTCCTAAAAAGACCCCAAGAAGTTCAGGGCATGGGGCTAGTGTACACCAAACTAAACACGCAACAAGATTCTTTTATTAGGACTTTCCCTAATGTTGTATTTATGCAAATGCTTAAATGTTTATTTTGCTATACTTGCCAAATGGACAAACAAAAGGCTATCACCCTTGCTGGCTCACAGAGTGAGCTTGCCCGTATCTTGGGCATCACTAGAGCCGCAGTTCACAATTGGAAGATGATTCCTACGGGGCGTTTGTATCAATTGATGATCCTAAAACCTGAGTGGTTTGACAAATAGGAAAAGTATGTATAATCCAAATCGTCTGAGTGGCATCAGACGAGTGACGCTAATCACGAAAACCCCGCAGAATTTTGTGTGGTCTTGTCAGACGGCAAGTGAACTTTTGATTAGCGTCATTCGTTTGCTGTTGCTCTCGCCAAGAGCCAAGACCACAGAGCATTTTGCGGGGTTTTTTCTTTTGGCAAGGCCGTACTCCACACGACAGCAGCGCATTTGCATGGATGGCTTGGAAGAAAACACCGACAACAGGACACACCCCCTGACTTGCCGACCAGCGTTGGTTAAGCGACTGGTAAAGGATTGGGTACAACGGTGGAACAAGGCCCAATCTATAAGTGAATTGACCCGTCAAGCGCACTTGGTCGCTTTTGTTTTTAGTTAGCTAAATTAAGATGAATTATGGAAAACAGATCGATGGAGAAAGGTGGTATATCCACCCTTGGAGAACCTATGCCTGAATTATTTGAATCAGGGTTTGAGAGATTCTGGAAAGCATGGCCCGCATCAACAAGAAAAGGTGCGAAGTCCGAATGTAAAAAGAAATGGGAGAAGCATTATTGCGAAACCCAAACCGACCAAATCATCAAACACATTGAATGGTTAAAGACCACAGAACAATGGCTTAAAGGCAATGGTGCTTTTATTCCCGCCCCTTTGGTCTATCTTAACCAACAACGATGGGATGGCGCTGAAGTGCCTGAAATGAAGCCCAAACCCACAATAGACCCTGCCTTGGCAAAGATTGAAGCTGACCGCAAAAAGGCTTCACCCATGCCTGAATACATAAGGCTAAAAATGGCACAAATGAAAGGTAGGTTATGAATGAGTTGGCTCTTTTCGCAGGTGCTGGTGGAGGAATACTTGGGGGAAAACTTCTCGGATGGCGAACAGTCTGTGCAGTCGAATGGGAAGCCTACCCAGCAAGCGTACTGTGCGCCCGACAAAATGACGGGCTTCTCCCGCCTTTCCCGATTTGGGATGACGTACAAACCTTTGATGGAAACCCGTGGCGAGGAATTGTTGACGTTGTATCTGGCGGCTTTCCATGTACCGACATCAGCATTGCAGGGCGAGGCGCAGGGCTTGACGGAGAAAGTTCCTCAATGTGGTATCACATGGCGAGGGTGGTTAGCGAAGTTCGACCCAGATTCGTATTCGTGGAAAACAGCCCAATGCTCATTCATCGAGGAATCGGGCGAGTGCTTGGAGACCTTTCCAGCCTCGGGTATGACACGAGGTGGACTGTTATGGGAGCAAACGAGGTCGGAGCGCCCCACCAAAGGGATAGAACGTGGATTGTGGCGCACTCCAGACACGGGGGGGGGGGGGACATCTGGACAACTCAAGAAAGGCCCGAAAC